CATCGTTTGGCGTTATGTGTCGTATCTGTCGGTAACTCACTATGAATTAATTTTGTAACCAAAAAAAAGTGAGTTATGAGAAGTACATTTAAGGTATTGTTCTACGTGAAGAAAGGCAGTGAGAAACCCAACGGCAACCTGCCTTTGATGTGTCGCATTACGGTGGACGGAGAGATTAAGCAGTTCAGTTGCAAGATGGATGTTCCCTTGCGCCTGTGGGACGTGAAGAACAACCGTGCTTCGGGTAAGAGTGCCGAAGCGCAAAGAATCAACCGTGCCGTTGACAAAATCAGAGTGGAGATAAACCGCCGTTATCAAGAGTTGATGCAGACGGACGGTTATGTCACTGCTGCCAAGTTGAAAGATGCCTATCTCGGCATCGGTATCAAACAGGAAACCTTGCTAAAACTGTTTGAACAACACAACAGCGAATTTGCCAAGAAAGTGGGACACAGCAGGGCAAAAGGAACATTCCGACGTTATGTTACCGTCTGCAAGCACATCCGTGAGTTCCTACCCCATACCTACAAGCGTGAAGATATTCCGTTAAAAGAGTTGAACCTCTCGTTCATCAACGACTTCGAGTATTTCCTGCGTACTGAGAAAAAATGCCGCACCAATACCATTTGGGGCTACATGATTGTGCTGAAACACATTATTTCCATAGCGAGGAATGACGGTCGTCTGCCGTTCAATCCCTTTGCAGGGTACATCAACTCTCCCGAAAGCGTGGACAGAGGGTATATTACGAGAGAGGAGATACACACAATGATGAACACCGATATGCCCGACAAGACACACGAGCTTGTCAGGGATTTATTTCTGTTCTCCACCTTTACAGGTTTGGCATATTCCGATGTCAAGAACCTTACGGAAGACAACCTGCAAACATTCTTTGACGGAAATCTGTGGATTATCACCCGAAGAAAGAAAACTAACACGGAATCCAATATCCGATTGTTGGATGTTCCCCGAAAGATAATAGAGAAGTACAGGGGTATGACAAGAGATAATAAAGTATTCCCCATGCCGAGTAACACGACTTGCAACAAGAAGCTGAAAGCCATTGCCAAGTTGTGCGGTATAAAAGTCCACTTGACCTATCATGTAGCAAGACATTCGGCAGCGACCACTGTGCTGTTATCCAACGGAGTACCCATTGAAACCGTCAGCCGACTTTTGGGACATACCAACATAAAAACGACCCAAATTTACGCAAAAATCACAGCCCAAAAGATTAGTCAGGATATGGAAACATTGTCGCACAAACTGGAGGATATGGAAAAGAACATTTGCAATGCCATTCAGTAACCCTTAAATCAAACGATAATGAAAGAGGAAAGAAACATCATAACAATGAACGAGTTCGGCAATGTAGTTATGCCGAAAGATATACAGGCAACCGCCATGAGTGAGTGGGAGCTTTGCGAGTTGTTCAATGTAACCGCCCCGACTATCAGGGCAGGGATAAAGACACTCTGCAAGAACGGCATTCTGAATGAGTGTGAGATAAGGCATACCATCCGACTGTCCGACAAGTGCAGCATGGAGGTTTACAGCCTTGAAACGATAATCGCCCTTGCGTTCCGTATCGGCACATACAGTGCGAAGCAGGTGCGCAATGCCGTTCTTGAAAGACTGTACTTGCGAAAAGAGAAAACAAGCATCTTCTTTTCGCTGAACACCAACGGCATAGCCAAAGCCGAATACTTCTCGTAGCTGAATTGGTTGCACGACTGACGGAATCCATTCATTCAGTCACGAATAGAGTAATCAAGCCAGCGTGTCAGCATATAATCTGACCGACATATCAACAGGAACTCCAATTTTTTCTCCCGAAAAGCGTAATCCCCACATTCGTTTTTTGGGAGTTTTTTCGTCTGTCCTGCCCGACTTCCGTTCCAAACCATTGAAAGTTTTTTCTTCGGGGGCTATTTGTCACCGTTCTGCCGCGTTTTGCGTAACAACTTATCCGATAAATGCTTATACTTTTGTAGCTGGTATTTTTCAAACTTAAAACCATTTGATTATGTCAGCTAACAAACAACAAGACAGCCACAGACCGCCATCGGATGGTGGCATGGCAAAGGAGGAATTCATCCGAGTGGGGACTACGCTTTACAAGATTGTGGAGCAGCCCAAACTGAACGGAGGGTATGTAAGGAAACGCATAGCATGGAACAACGAAACCCTGCGCCAAGACTACGGCAAGGACTACATCGGCAGCGTTCCCAAGTATGACGGCTTCTGCACCGTACCCGAACACATCGGCTACCATCCCGTGGTCGGCAAGTTCCTTAACCTCTATGAACCGATAGACCACCAACCTAAAGAGGGCGATTTCTCGCATATCCAATCTTTGGTAGGTCACATCTTCGGGGAGCAATACGAGTTGGGCATGGACTACCTACAACTGCTCTACTTGTACCCCATTCAAAAGCTGCCTATCCTGCTGTTGGTATCAGAGGAACGCAACACAGGCAAAAGCACATTTCTGAATTTTCTAAAACTCCTATTTCAGAACAATGTAACCTTTAACACCAACGAGGATTTCCGTAGCCAATTCAATTCCGACTGGGCCGGCAAACTGCTTATCGTGGTGGACGAGGTGCTGCTCAACCGTAGGGAGGACAGCGAGCGGTTGAAGAACCTAAGCACCACACTTTCCTACAAGGTGGAAGCCAAAGGCAAAGACCGTGACGAGATAGCGTTTTTCGCCAAGTTCGTGCTATGCTCCAACAACGAGTACTTGCCTGTAATCATTGATGCAGGGGAAACACGCTATTGGGTACGCAAGATAGACCGCTTGCAGTCTGATGATACCGACTTCCTGCAAAAGCTGAAAGCGGAGATACCCGCCTTTCTTCATTTCCTGCAACACAGAACACTATCCACCGAAAAGGAAAGCCGTATGTGGTTTGCTCCATCGCTGTTGCATACCGAAGCCTTGCAGAAGATAATCCGCAGCAACCGTAACCGACTGGAGATAGAGATGCACGAGCTGATACTTGACATCATGGATAGTGTCGGCACGGACACATTCTCGTTCTGCTACAACGACATTCTTCTGTTGCTGGTACACTCGCAGGTAAAAGTGGAGAAGCACCAAGTCCGAAAGGTGTTGCAGGAGTGTTGGAAACTTACGCCTGCACCCAACGGACTGACCTATACCACCTACCAATTCAACTACAATCGGGAGTGTCGGTATGAGCCTGTAAAACGGGTCGGTCGTTTCTATTCTGTCACGAGGGAACAACTTGAATCCCTGTAATATCATTCTTTTTTTTGTTGAATTGATGAATAAGGATATAACTATGCTGACAATAAACAATATACACTCTCAACAAAATCTCAACAATCGAAAAGAGAAGTTGAGAGAGGAACAGCACCCGATTGTTGATTTCTCTTTTGGCGAGTGGTTTGTTGAGAAGATGTTGAGCAAATATCTTTCTGTAAATAAATGTGTTATATAAGCCATTCAACAAATCAACGTTTTTACAATCATCATCAAATCTATAGAATATCATGAACATACAAGAAGTTAAACAAATCAGAATCGCAGACTATCTGCAAAGTTTGGGTTACACGCCCGTCAAGCAACAGGGCAGCAGCTTTTGGTACAAATCACCGCTGAGAGAGGAAACGGACGCATCTTTCAAGGTAAACACAGAACTCAACAAATGGTACGATTTTGGACTTGGCAAGGGCGGTAACATCATCGCATTGGCAGCGGAACTCTACCATACGGAAGATGTAACCTGCCTGTTGAAGCGCATAGAGGAACGGACACCATACATCCGCCCTGCATCGTTTTCTTTTGGCAAGCAGCAATCCGACAACCGCACTTATCGGGTATTAAGAGTTGGCGAGCTGTCATCACCTGCGCTCATTGCCTATCTGCAAGAAAGGGGGATAGACATTGAACTCGCCAAAAGGGAGTGTAAGGAACTGCGGTTTGAGAATGCCGACAAACCCTATTTCGCCATCGGCTTCCCGAATATGGCAAGAGGGTATGAAGTGCGTAATAGATACTTCAAGGGATGTGTCGCCCCGAAGGACATCACCCATATCCGACAGCAAAAAGAGCCACGAACCGTCTGTTATCTTTTCGAGGGCTTCATGGATTATCTCTCGTTCCTGACCATCCGAGTAAAGAACAATCCGCAACACCCACGATTGAATGCACAGGATTACGTCATTCTCAACTCCGTTTCCAACCTCTCGAAAGCGGAAAGCATATTGGCAACCTATACCCGAATCGGCTGTTTCCTTGACAATGACACAGCAGGACGGAACGCATACGCCAACCTGCAACGGATGTTGGGTGACCGCTTGCAGGATATGTCGGTTCACTATGCAGGGTATAATGACTTGAACGAGTACCTGTGCAAAAAACTCTTGTCCCAATCGACAGAGCCGATAAAGGAGGAGAAGCAAGTACAATCCGCAAGGCGGATGATGCAGCCACCGAAAAAGAAAGGGCTGAAAATATAGAGGGGAACAGGTTCGCTTTCCCAAGGGTATTTAGACAGAAATACCATAGCTCAATAGGGCGTTTTCTTCACGCATTACACGGTAATGCTAAAAACTCCCTATCGAGCCAAAGGGAAATCCCTTTGGAAACCCTGAGAGCCAATGCCACAGGCAGAGAATACACTCATAACAATAACCGTAAAAATCAAACTACATGGGATATTTTTCATTGGACATAAAGAAAGCAAAAGGTTCATCGGACACCGTACAATCCGACCATATAGAGAGAAGAATCATACCTAAAAACGCAGACCCGACAAGAACGCATCTGAACAGGGTACTTATAGAATACCCCGATGGCGTTCATGGCAGGGATGAAGCGATTGCCCACAGGCTGAACACGGCAGGCATCAAGCGGAAGATTACACATGACCAAGTCCGTGTAGTCCGAGTGGTTCTGTCGGGAACACATGAGGACATGATGGACATACAGGAAAACGGAAGACTTGACGAATGGTGCAGCGACAGCATCCAATGGCTGCAAGCCACATTCGGCAGGGAGAACGTGGTTGCCGCCCATCTTCACATGGACGAGAAGACACCGCATATCCATGCAGCCATTGTTCCCATCGTGACAGGTGAAAGGCGCAAAGCCAAGAAAGAGCAGGAAGACGGCAAACGGAAGTATCACAAGAAAGCAAATACCGTCCGTTTGTGTGCCGATGACCTGTTCAACCGTCAGACCTTGATTGCGTACCACGACAATTATGCAAGGGTTATGGCTAAATACGGATTACAGCGAGGTGTGCGAGGTTCCGAAGCACGGCACACCACCACGACACAGTATTATCGGGACATACAGAAAAAGAACGCTGCCCTTGATGCAGAAAACAAGCGGTTACAGGAGCAGAAAACCGAAACCGAACAGGAACTCAGACAAGCCAAGAAAGAGGTACAGACCGAGAAACTGAAAGGTGCAGCCACCACCGCAGCGACCAACATAGCTGAAAGTGTCGGTTCTCTTTTCGGGAGCAACAAGGTCAAGACTTTGGAAAGGGAGAACACCGCCCTGTATCGGGAAGTTGCCACCCATGAGGAAACCATTGAGATACTGCAAAACCGCATACACACGATGCAAACCGAGCACAACCGCCAGTTGTTGGAAATACAGCAGAATCACCGTAAGGAGATGGCGGAAAAAAGTGTCAGACACAAAGATGAAGTATCAGGTTTGAAACGCATTATCGAAAAGCTGTGTGCATGGTTTCCTATGGCAAAGGAAATTATGAGAATAGAGAGCCTGTGCCGCCTTGTCGGGTTCAATGAAAGGCAGACCACGACATTGACTTATGGTAAGCCTTTGATATACGAGGGCAAACTTTATTCGGAGGAACATAATCGGAGTTTTACGACAGAAAGAGCAGGCTTTCAAGTGGTGAAAGACCCTGCGGACAAGTCTAAACTGACACTCGTAATCAACCGCCAGCCCATAGGCGAATGGTTCAGGGAACAGTTCGACAGGCTACGGCAGAGCATACGACAGCCAATTCAACCACAAAGGAAAAGTAGAGGAATTACATAAGTAGTTAAAACAGATTGCAATAAGCCTCCGATAATCGTATTTCCCTATCAGAGGCTTATTGCTGTTTAGATTTAGTTACGTTTCATAAATCATGATTTTTGTTTTTGATTGTCGACCTTTCTAAGTTGTGGAAGACATAAGGCTATTATAGCGAGAAGCAGAATAGCCATACCTGAGAACAAAAACCAACGGTTTACCCCGATTTGGTCTGCAAATGCACCCGACACTACCAACCCAAGCGGCATGGCAAACGACATGATGCTGCCAAGAAGTCCGAAAACACGCCCTAAATACTCGGGTTGTATCTGTTCTTGAAATAGCGCGGTCTGTACTCCATTATAGAATGGGGCAGAAAAGCCCATCAACGTACAACATATCGCAAATATCATAAAACCATTGGTTGGTAGCAAGCCGGAAACAGTCAATGACACTCCCATAAGAAAGATAGAGCCGATGATATTTGCCATGCGCTTTTTGAAACCTCCCCATGCGCCCAATAGAAGTCCGCCCAACAACATACCAACTGCAAAAACAATTTCCACCACGGAAGCATGCAAGGTACTTCCCTCGAAATAATTCATACTCATCAGCGGAAATAGCGCATTGATTGGCATATAAATGAACATATTGATTGCTCCTATCCAAAGCAATGTGAAAAGAGCTTTATTTTGTCGTATTGCGTTATAGCCAATGCGCAGTTCGGTGAAAAAGTTTTCTTGCTGCAGCGCTTCAATCGGTTGTTTTGGGATGTGAACCATTGCAACAGTGATACAGGCAATTATTGCTCCGAATACGTCAAGGGCAACCGCAGAATTCAACCCCCATTTTGCATAGAGAAAAGCGGCAATTGCCGGACTTAGGATGAAACTTGCCGATTGGATGGACTGGGTGTAGCCGGCACATTTGACTAACTGTTCTTCAGGCACTAAAAGAGGTGTTACCGCACTTAACGCAGGGGAATGGAATGCAGTGCCAACGCTTCTAATGAAGAGGATGAGCATTACTATCCATACAGGTAGTTCCGCTGACAGGGAAATTACGGTAAGTACCAGTCCAGCACAAGCTATGATGACATCTGCACCAATCATGACCATTTTCCGGTTCCAGCGGTCAACAAGTACTCCGATTGCAGAACCTAAAACCGCTTGAGGTAGAAACCCAACCAAGGTCGCCATTGACAACACCATCGCAGACCCTGTTGTATTTGTCAGATGCCAGATGATGGCCATTTGAAGAACCCCACTTGTTATCAGGGACACAGCTTGCCCCGCCCATATTGTATAGAAATCTTGTTTCCAATTTCTGATTTTTTCCATTTGAATTTTTCCTTTTATCTTTTGAATGTTTCTTGATTTTATAGCACAAAAAATCTCTCGACAAGCCTGAAATAGCATGCCGGATTACAAAGACAATGACATTCAAATCGAATTAATTAGATTTGAATGTGGAAAAATTACCAAGGTTTATGATATGCAATATTAACGGTGTTTTTACCTGTTAATATTGTACAATTGTTCATAATCATATTGAAAACCACTATATATGTTGCGACTTATCTTAATTGGGATGGTATTATATGCACACCGAATCCGCTGCAAAGTTACAATAAATTATTCGATTTTTGCACTAACTAAAGTAAAGAATTTCAATGCTTCCTGAATTTTGCCTTTCCTTTTTTATCCAAATCTGCAAAAAATAACGGCATAAGCAAATAGGTATATATCGAAAGGCAAAAAATGGCGAATACTGTTTGTATTGGATACTATATCAAAGATTTGTCGTATCTTTGCACCTGAAAGAGTTATTTGATAGTAAAACACCGCAAAACGCTGAAAATCGCACGGTTTCCTAGTCGTTACCATTACTTTTCAGATACTCCGTTAAATGTTTATTCATCAAACGGTTAGACGAAACCGTTCAGAATTTAAAATAGATGCCAATAAAGGCAACTGCTTATCCGAACAGTCCGCCAGTTCGCGTGCATCGATAAATTGTTGCGCGGTCAGCGATGTTGTAAGCATGTAGAATCCTGTTTCAATGGTATATCCCATATATGGTTCATCCTGTTCTTCGATAAATATTGACGGAATAAATTGTTTACAAAAACAGGAATCAACGGTGAACTTGTAATCAAGTCGTGATAAGTATCTGGATATAGTGATACCGGTTAATCGCTCAGGAGGAACACGTTTGCACAGATTATAAGATTCAGGATCAAGTTCTGCCAAGGCAGCATCATGATCAGGATAAGATATGAGAAATGGAAACGTGATTTGTTCGGCAAGACAAGCAATGTTGGCCAAAGCATCAGTATCGGTAATCTTATCGACACTCCATCCCATGATTCTACATATATGACGTATACGCACAAGGCCGGCAGACAACTTCCCGGCTGACATATCAATGAGGTCGGCAACCAATTCCTTAAATTGATAAGTGGTTAACGCTTCCCAACTGTTAGGTATTGTGTACATTTCTCCGCGGATGATAAATTCAATTTCTCTTTTCATGGCATAAGATATATTTTATCGGTTGGACGATTAAATGATGTCTCGGTCACAATATCAATGTCTGTGCTTCCGGACAGAGATAAATCTATGTTCTTAAGAGCATCCATAGCTTGTGACATTAAATCATCGGACAATGCCAGTATGCGTTCTTGTTCTTGGGTACCATAGCGTTGAACTTTTGAATCTTCAAATAAGTTACGGATTGTCGGTGGAAATTCAAGTATATCAAATCTGCGCAGTGATAATGCCACAGTTATCTTGGCAAGGCATCTGTCGAGTTTACGACGATTTGTTTGATCATCTTGTGAAAGACGTTCGTAATATCCGGCAATGTAGTCATCCATGGCTTCCTGTTGAATCGGGACACAACGAAAAAAGTACAAAAATGAGTTGTCTATTGGGTATACCGCGTCAAAATCATACGTTGTTTTTAATCGTAGATTTTCCAATGCCTTATATGTTTTGGTCTTTTTCCATGCTTCATCTCTATCCAATAGCTGCAAAAGGGTATCCATCGCGTTATAGTAATTATCACAATATGCCCTGCGCATTTGTTCTTGTTCGTTCTTATATATGTCCACATCTGATTTACGGAGGGACAGTACATTGAATATAAGCTGCTTGGCTAAAGTAATATTAGCAACTGCGCTTCTCAACGCATCTTTTTCGTCATTGTCTTCCCCGGATGCTATTTTGTTGTAGATATCAGAGGTAATGACAGCCTGAACTTGTTTGATTGCGCTCATGGCACTGGAAGCAAGGTCTTTGAAATTCATATTGCTCTCTGCGTAGGGAGAGTAAAGATGAAATTGGGCAACATCTACAAATAAATCTTCTAAGATATTCATGATTGCTGGTTGTTAAGACGGTTAGACACTGATACATCTTCCTGTCGGGATGGAATTTCCCGATAAAATCCGATTCGATAACCTTCTGCATATAAATTCGGGAAGTTGATTCTGATAGCCTGGTTGAATGGCTCACATACGATCTCGTCTTCAGGTGCAAGTTGAAGAAGATAAATCAGGTAATTATAGTAGGCATCACTTCCACTTTTGCTGATTACGCCTTCCTTGCTGACCGAGGATATCGAAGAATCAAGTCCAACGCTTGATAGCAGCACTTCATCCGCACGCTTGTCATAAGCGATGATCGCATCAATGTATTCTTTGTATTTCAAATCTACCGTTTCAATCTTCCAGCGTTCTTCTTCTCCGTTACTTCCATTGCGAAAGCTGAAGGTGGCATAAGCCTTTCCCTGGTTGGTCGATCCTGACAGGTATTCTGATATATTATCAAGCTCTTGTTTAATGTAGCGAATCAAAGTGGATTCCTTATATTCGGTACCGATTTCCAACCCATTATAGAGCAAAAGTTTCTCCTGTTTAGAGGCACGTTCCTTATTTTCATTACATAGAGCTGTAATCTGGGATCTCTTCGAATTTACCCATGCATTAGGTATGATTATATGTATTTTTGCTGCCAATGAATTACGAAGAAAGCTGTTGATATATACGGCATTCTCATTAGAACCCTTGATATATGGCTGTGTTCCTTCATGGGTCTCATTTTCACCATAAAAATTATCTATAGATTTTTCTCTGTGGTGGGATAAAGCGGCAAACCTGTAGCGTGGTACATCCTGTATGCGGAATTTGGGATAAATGCGCAGACTTGTACTGAGACCATTTGTAAACCTGCCGACCGCAACAGCCGTAAAATCTTTGTAATAAACCATGTTGTAAGCCACATCCGTGCGGGTAGTGGCCAGAAGACAGTCCTTATTTTCCATGGCTTCCAATCCGGCTACAGGCAATACACCCGGGACAATGCCCTTTCCGTTTGAGAAACGCCATTTGACGAAAAAATCGCGAAAATAATAGTAATTTTTAATGTTTTGCTTGGCAAAGGCTTGGTATCCCTGTTCCATCCCATTTTCTTCCCAGCTTTCCAACCACTTCTGTATAGTTGGTTCCAGGACCCATGTCCTCTTGACTTTATTATCACTCAGCTCCATTTTATACAGAGCAGGTCCTGATCCATAAAGCATGTTAACCTGTTTGGTTATAAGTCTCGGCAGCAGCCTGTTGTGCTTGATATCGCTTGCAACTTCCTGGCACTTCATATTGTTCCAGCCTCGCGAAGCTATATTATAACCTTTAACTGTCATCCATCTGGTCTGACCTTCCAATGCTACAGGATCAATGGATATAGTACGGTTACGCTGTAAAGCGTCCTGCATGCTTCCTTCTCCCAATTGGAATGATATAACATTGCTGTCATTGACATATACACCAAGACATCCTTGTATCTCTATATTACTCTGTTTATTCATGATAACCAATCTATTTTATGCAGTTTAAAACCATCTTGCGGAAACCCCATATAACGTATCAATATAGCATAGCACATTCTAGGTTCTCCATCCTTGTCTGTAAACAGGAAAAAGTTATCACTGTCTACACTGAATCGTTCATGTGGCAATTGTGTCCTCCATCTACAACCGTCTCTTACAACCATTGTCGTAGATGCCTCATTGCGTTGCAGGCTGCATGGATAAAAGGCTATAGTGAAGCATCCGTCCGGTAATTTGGATATCTCTTTTGCCCATTGCATAGCCTGTGTACCTGACATTGTAACGTTATGATCTATTACCTCTTCCATGCTACGAATTTATTCTTTTCCGAATGTAATAGAAAAGACTGTTTCTTGTGACCGGTCATATTTCCACCCATCTGCCCCCTGTGCTGCTCAATCGGAAATATCAGCGCGTCGTGGAGTTATCTTTCTCTTGAAAAAGTTTTAAAAACTTTTCAAAATGCGATTAAACTAAGCGTTACTGAAATAACACTTATTTTAATGTCAAACAGTCAGTTATATTATAGTGTTTAAATGTTTTATTTAAGATAAATATGGTTTATAAACTGAAATTATCAGGAATATCATCAGGAATGCTGGTTAATTCATTTATAACCGCATCTCCATATAAACCATACATGAGATAAATAAATGCAGACGGAAGCTGCGTTGTCAATCCCGCTTGCCGATGAAGCGGAATTTTTACTTCGCTCGATTTGTCCAGCTCTATACGTCCGTTTGTGTTTTTTCGTGGTGATAGGGGTATGGAACTGCACAGGTTAGGACACTCGTTTTCGTCAATTAGTACATGAGGTAACGCGTTACTTCTATCTCCAAACAGGAGCAACATCAATTTGAATTGCTGCCAATGATAAATAGTGGCTTGACCTTCATTCATCAACTGAACTTCAAAACCATAACTTTCCAATTCCCGTTTTAAAGCCCGGCTATCGGTTGTGATTTGTTCCAGTTCTTCCCGACGTTTATTGCCGGCTCTGTCCGGATATAACACTATACGTTTGTTTCGGCAATCACGACCGAAGAATTCATAAACCTGTCTTCCGAGCTCTGGCTGTTCATCAGGATAAAAACAGAAGAATTCTTTTAATACCCTAAATTCTTTTCCATATTTTTTAGGTTGACCGCATACCAGGCTTGAAAAATGACCGGGGTCATAGCCTATATACAATGGAGCGTTTTTATCATAATACTTCAAATAACGGGCAGTGATGATAAAGTGATCCTTAAGATCCAATTTCATGATTGAATCATATATATATCCGTCAGCGTATTGATGTTTTTCTTTATCAAAATTGGCGAAAAACTTGTTAACCACTGATTTATGTCTTACAGCGCATATAGCCGTAAGAAACTCATCCATATCCAATGTATCAAGTTGGGTTTTAAAAAACTTGGGACCGAGTATATCCTTGTTAACAAAGGAACTGGCTCGAATATATAATGTGGCATTGCGTCGCATATCTGCCAAACGAGGTGTCCACATGGATATTTGTCTGTCGCATTTCTTTAACTCAAGACGTATTTTTTCGAGTGTAACCGGATTCGTTGTATTTTTAGAAGCTGTTAGAAGTTCTGTCTTTTTATAGGCTGCCTTATTCACATGCATGGCTACTGTAGCTATTTCAGAAAGTAATTGAGAGTTATTCTGCTCTTCATAGCGTTCAAACCAGTCATCTTCGTTTAAGTCGACACGAGCAGTATCAGATACACCTGTCCATCCTTGGTAATAAGGACTCTTGCGAATTTCGGCTGAAGAACCGCGCAAGGAGGGGAACAAACGTGTTTTCAGTTTTTCACCGTCGTTGTGTTTCATTTCCTCGACAAAGGCATGTACACCGCTTCGACCGGCAACAGAATCGGGCTGGTCGGAACTTACAAGCTGAATATGATGGCCATTCCGAAAGAGGATACTATGTTTGGGATATGATATGGGATAACGAGGCTTACGAAAATGATCAGGTATTTTTGAATCACCGGCGATATAATCAATACCGTATTCCAACATACACCGTGGACGGCCATTCACGGTGATCTGCCGGGAAAATGCTGCCTGTATATTGGGCCAGATGTTGGTAAGAAGTGCAACATAGGTACGGTGAGCGAGGAATGAAAGTTCGGCAGGCATACTGTCTGCAACACGTATAATCCGGTTAACTGTAACTTCACTTGTCTTACCGGATGCACGTGCTGCTTCCACAACCAATTTGTTAGGATCAAGAAGATTGGCCATCACTTGCATGGAATTCATATAGATACGTTCCATTTCAATTGAAAATTCATCATTGGTTATATCAATACTCATAGCTATTCTTCGTTTAAGATTACTTCTACATCCTGAATATCGGCATCGCGAAGCAGGCGTTTTTTTTCATTGTTATCTATAGGAAGACCGTCAATTAGCTGAAGATAGAAGCCTTCGTTATGCTTACGTGCAATTTCTTTTAATGATTTGCTTTCCAATCCCATGTCTTCAGGGCGGAGATTGGGATCGATCAGGAATGTAATACCCAGGTTGGTGGCAGCTTCCGCAATCTGTGCGGCTCTAATACGATGTTCACTGGCTTTTTCTATACATGCGGCCATAGTCTTCATATCTCCTTTGACCGCACACAACTGGGCCATGGATTCAAGTTTGTCGGCATAATGATTTTCCCATACTTTTTCACTGACATTGTTATCTACACTGAAGTAGTTTATGGCTTGATATATGCGTTCCTTGCAGGTTCGTTCGTCTAACGAAAGTTTTTGCTCTGCATTTATACGCAAACGCAATTTCTTTGAAGCCCGGGTAATGTTAGGCTCATATTCGTATATTTCCGCAGCCCATTGTATCTGTTTCAAAAACCTCTGGACATCTTCGGGTATGCCACTGCATCTACCGGTTGTCAGAAAGCTTGAAATCATATCCGGGTGTATTTTGTCTAATCGTTCTAATACAGTCATATTCCAAACAGTTCTTTACGCATATCTTTAAAAAAACGTTCATTTTTTCTCTCTTCCAGAAGCTTTATTGCATCAATGTCTCCATTTTCAGCTTTCTTAGCCAGCTCCATATCAATATTTTTTTCGCCTTGTGCCAATCCTGATTCATAAGTTTCAAAGAAGACGTCTCCGGGTAGTGACAATCGAAGATATAAAGCAGTCTGCATCTTTCGTGGCAAATCCAGAAGACGGCATATACGTTCGCGGCTATAACCCAAAATTGCATAAGTGCGTATTCGGGGTAAAAATTCATCGCCCATTATCATAATTTCTTTATTTCCCATAACTTAAATGCATTAATATTGAGATGCGAACTATCAATTATACCAGATGACAAACAGAGAGTCAATAAAATCAAGTTTTTGTTTTTTCATTGAGAATGTCTCTGAAAATCATTTCCCGGTCACGGTGTTTGCGCAACAAGTCACGATCCTGTTTTCTTCTGGATTCTCTTGCCGGACTTTTCAGATAAGTTTCATAACGGCGTATGTTATCAAGCACATTACGATGTTTGCGAAGAAAAGCTTGAGGATCTTTTTCGAGCAAGGAGATTAATTCGGCTCGTTCACTACGTCCGTTTATAAGAGGATGATGAAAGAGGAATAAACCGGTATCATTGTAATTTTGCAATTCGGAGAAAGCTTGCAGATTACGGATACGCAGTCGGACCAATGAAAATATATCATCTCTGGTAAGATCTGTGTCCATACGTTCTTCGATCTGTATTATCCTCTTCCAACTGACTACACGATCATTATATATAAGAGTGGCGGTTTGCACATCTTCATTATCAAGGTTATCCCATTCTATATTAGGATACTCTTCATGCTTTTGTTTCTTTCTTAAACCTCTTTTTTTTTCTCAGCTTCTAAAGCCATCTCTGCTTTTTTCGCCATATATTCCGATTCGTCTACTTTTTCTTGTAGTTCTTGAACCATTTCTTTTGTTTCTTCCAATTCGGAAGCAGCTTCCTGTAGTTCCTGTTTTGTCTCTTCCAGTTTTTCTTTTTCCGATTTGACAGGAGTACGGCGATTTTTGCGTATTTCTTCCGCTGTAGCGTAATCAAGCAAAAGATATAGTATCTTATTTGCAAATCGTTCAGGACAGCGGCCCCATGCAGGTAAGATGGGAGCGTCAGGATTGATACTGAGAAGAAGCTTCAAATCGGCTGTTGCAGCAGATGAATTTTGAAGCCGATTATAATGGATTTTTTTTTCTTTGAATGAATACATAACTTACTGGTTTATCCGATGCAAGAAATACATTGTAAATAACATATAATCTTGCATCGGGTTAATTATAAAGCTTAGACAACGGTTTGTATACGAGATCCGGCAATTTCTACCAATGTATCGGTATCAATCACACGGAAGGTAATACGGCTGCCTGCACGGGCTGTCCATGTGGTTCCATCCTCAAGAATGAATACATCATTCTCTGCTACGGTGGCAGGATAACTTTCACCCTCTCCTATAAGGGTAATATATCTTCCTTTGTCGTTCGCCGCCAAACCGGAAACAGTTACAATAGCTTTAGAAGACGATGTACAATCAGGAATGGAATACAAGTCCTGCCCCGGCGTAACGGTAAGATTAGTGGCATCCACCGGATTGGATTTGGCAGGCTGGCGTACAATAGCACCTGTATATTTGTAATACTGTGAAATGGAAGTACGCTGGAATGTAAACGTCACATAACGTCCGTCTGCATCATGCTTGTTTTCAAAGGTTTGAAGAATCATCGGGCGGTCATAAGAACCGAGGATATACCATTGACTTTCTTCGATTTCCTTGAAAAGAATAACAAACTTACCACCTGCATAGTCTTCTGTGAATGAAAGAAGTTTATCACGTTGTCCACCCATTACGGCAACGAACTGGTTGGTACCAGACGTCGTAATATCTCCTTTCTCGCCGTTGCCTACAAAAGTAGGAATTGTGTGCGCGACAAAGTATTTCATGTATTCACCGTTTTTCATCGGAATCTGTCCAACTTCCCTATTCTTGTTCGGTGCAGGAAACATTTGTGAATTATCTATCTGGTCAATACTAATCAGATAAATTTGATATGCAATATTGGAACCATGCGTTTGACGGTCGGATACATCTTCGATATCGCCAATACTCATCATACCTGTGGCTGCTAATGACAGTCCGAAGGTGGTATCAGCAGAAGCGCCAAAAATAAAGCTTAAGGCAATCACTATGGATACAACTGCCAATTGAGCTAAAAATATACGTGGATTCATTTTTGTTTTCATAATTTTTTGTTTAATGAGAGAGGCGGGCTATCAACCCGCCCCTGATTTAAAAACCTATTTTAATAACCAACCCAAAAAAATCATCTGGCCCCTGGAACATTCGGCTGTGCAGCCTTATTAACAGTTCGACCCCCTCCGACACAGCGTTCCAGTTCGATAAATTTATTATTGCTGTTTAACATGACCATGATATAATCTCCTACAGCGGTTGGAGTCCATGCAGAAGTAATTCCTTCAAAATTGCCCGATTTGGGAATTGAGGTTACATTACTCTTATCACCGCATTCAATGATATATCCGACACCTTTTCTTGCATTTTTTATTTCAGACAGTTCTTTAGCCCCGGAGTTGGTTCCTGAGACAAACCAGAACCCTTTTGATGCATCCGCTGTCGTAGCGTCGGCATCCAAAGTAACAGAAGGTTTGTTCAAGAAAATCTGTTGCCACAAGTAATTGTTTTCCTTCATTTTGTCGGCTGAAGCAAAATTGCGACCAACAAAGGCGGGGGAACATCCTTCTTTCCAGGTTGACCATCCACGAACCATCTCCATTTGCATTTCTGTTTGCATGGCAAGCATTTCACCGGGAAGATTTTCTAGAAATTGGATATTACCGGGAACCTGCATCATCATAAACGGCAGCTGGCCTAAATAAGGCAGCCAAATAATACGCATATTGGTAGAACTGTCCGGTATGATATTAAGGTAACTGTTCGGTCCTGTAAAGTCCTGCTGTTGGCCATAAGCTTCACGGACATTCTGAATCCACCATTGCTTGTGGTTCTCGTTCAGATACATTACATGCTGGTCAAGGCTCATATCTTCAGATACTTTCGCAAGAATTTCTTTATAAAATTCCTGTACCGTATCAAGCATATTGGTATCGTCGTAAGTACGGAATGTAATATCATCGGTCAGCATTAACTTATTCTCGTGGTGCAGGCGGATAAGGGTATATAGTACTCCTGTACCGGCATTAAGATAAGAACCGGCAACACCTGTTTCAGGCTTGACGAACAAACCTCTCATACGGCGCATATTCTGTTCTCTTTGAGCGGTTTCCAAAGAGCCTACAATTGCATACTCAATCATCGACCATTTAATCGGGTCAGAACCTTCCCGGTTAAGATAGCCGATATACATACGTTCAAGCTCTTTCATCGGGCCAAACTTCATCTTAATCATGGCATCATCTACATATCCCATTTCAGGTTCTATTTCCATATCACCTTTGTAGACTTCTCCCGACTGGTATGCTTGTGAGACTTCTCCGAAGAAAGCATTGAAGATAACATCTCTATCCTGAATGCCATATCGAACAGGAAAATATTGGGTAAGCTGACGGATGGAAAGCACCCGGGAAATAATTGCATCCTGGCGGCGGATAAGGTATTGGTTGCCTCCATTCATTCCTGTAACTTGTGAGTAATCTGTAGCAAATTCACCTGCGGCCAATTTTTCGGGATTAAGTTGGTTGTGAGATTGCAGATAGCTGTAACGCTCGGCTAAAGACGCAGAGTAAGCTTCTACTTCTGCGCCAAACGATGCAGATATTTTTTTGTCACCAAGACGTTGGTCAGAGGTCGGATTGGCAGTAAAGCGGTTCCATGGTTTTTCCATAGAGAAAAAATCATGTTCGATTCCGAATAAGAATTTTTCACGGTCCGCATTTCCGGTAAATCCTACTGCCGGGCCGGTAATAACAGTAGCGGGAACATCATCAGCAGCATGGCTGCTCATAGCCATAAAAGTGGCGGATACGGCTTTAGCCATGTCTAACACCTGTTGTGCAGTCGGTTGACTCTTTTTATCATCAGGATTTTCAGATACAGTTTTTGTCTGTTGCTGCGGAGTGATTAATCCAGACAATATATTGAATGCTTCGTTGATCTGTGCCTGATCAGGAACAGCATTCTGTTCATCTTGAAAGGCCTTCATGTCGGCATGAAAATCAGTTCCAAATTCTTCCTTGTAAGAAGAAAAAAACTGTTTCCAATTGTCAGGTGTAAGAGCCTTCAGTGATTCTTCGGAACCAGTAAAACCAAGTTTCTGAAGAATTTTCTGTACGTTTTCTTTGAATTTCATTTTCGTCTACTAATTTAGATTATACTTAATAACTGGCTTTTGGTCCGCTGGATGTCAGCATGTTCACGTCCGAGGCGGGATGCTTCCAATATGGCTTCCGTGAGAGTTGCCTTACCGTCTATCAATCCTATCTCAATGGCTTCGTCTGTAAGATAGATTTCGCCCCGAAGAACAGGTTCGTTATCTGACACGTCTCTAAGGGCAGGACGTGTCATACAAACTTCTGACAGAAACATCTTATTGATTGGATCAAGAAAACGGCTGATATATTCATCCCCTTTCCCGGAAGCAGCATCAATCGAAATCTTATTTTTCAGGTCTGATTGAGAGGCATGATAAGTATGTACCTCAATTCCCATTTGTTTAAAATACCCCGAGTAATCCCAAACTTCTGCTACAGAACCGATAGAGCCAATTTTGTCATATCCTGTAGCTGCAAAAATTTTGGTGCCATGGCAGGCTATAAGATATCCTGCTGAAGCACATACACGTTCTGCCAATACGACTACCGGCTTAACCAATGAACGCATAGTCTCGGAGAGGCGATCCATATAAAATGCTTCGCCTCCCGGACTGTCTATATGAACAAAATGTGCAATGATGCCAGGATTGGCTTCAGATGCCAGAAGATCCTTTTCGAATTTTTTGCTGGAAAAACACCACCAACAGTTTGAAGTGATCATGCCAAAAACAGGATAATAGGCTATGGTATTATCAGGAATATCATCAGAAGCGTAATCCGAAGTAATGCTAAGGTTATCTTCAGGATATGCCATGTGAACTTTGGAAAGGCATTCGTTCAAAGCATTAGATACCATATCCGTATATAGCATATCGGTTTGTTCCCTTTCTGAAGAGTCGGATTCTTGTGTGAACGGAAATGCTTCAGTTACGGCAGAGGCATAACCCTCCGCCGTAATGAGCAATCCTTGTCGGGATAAGAGAAGCTGTTGAAGATATTGCTGTAACTGTGTCATTCTGTTTTTTGTTTATACAAAAATATCTATACCTTATATATATAAGAAAGACTATAAGAGTGGTGATTTGAGCATCGTACACTTTATATTGAGTTTTGCCAAATTTAAATGAGGTGATATGCATATCCTTGCCGGAACCGTATCGCTCCCAATAACATACCGTTTACCGGAAGTATCACGAAAATACAATGTACCTGACCGGAATATAGAAAATTCCTGTAAAATACTGCTGTCAGGACGTGATATAACTATTTCCTGGTCACAATTATAACCGGTTCCTGAATTCTCATCTGACACTTTAGGTTCAAATGAGAATTCATCGGCTAGAAATATATATTCTTCCTGCTTCATAGTATATACCGGGACAAAAGTAACTACTATGGAAAATTCTTTGTTTGTTTGCCTCATAATTGATTGATATTTAATAAGTTCGCCATCTTTCGCCATAGGACAGACGTTTAGTCCGCCAAAATGGACAAATATAATCACTTGGTCGGTTGGTTATTTAACATCATTTAACTATATTATATAACCTGTATCATATCTTTTTTCCTTTCACGCCGTGCCTTGCGTTTACGCAGGTTTTCTCGCCAGCGATAATAGTTTTTTAGCAATGCTTCTTCACTTACGGATTCTATGCCATAAGTACATAAGAATTGATATACCACAGCATTATTATCATATAGATGACCACGCTGGTCATTATCCAACAGGGTGGCGTGCAGCTCCTCGTTGAACTCACGACGGATGGCAAGTTCTATATACGTCACCGCACGCGCGGACAGATAGTTGTACACTTCTGGATTTTTCCCTTCCCGGCGATTGGGAAGAGCCAATACAATGTTGCCTTCTGTATGTAACATATTAGCAGGAGGACGGGACATATAATTCCATATAACATGATATAAATCTGAATTGTCAGGAATATTTATCGGCTCGTTTGAGCCGGAAGCGTATTTCCCGCGCAAATATTCCGCCAAATAGGGAGTGATGTTAATTGTGGTAGTGATCATACTTTTATTTTTTTTAGTTGAAAGTTCTTATTTTTGCGACCAACAGACCAACAGACCAACAATTGGCTATTAGTATAAAGCAAAGTTAGTGATTTTCAGCCAATAAACAAACTATACCTTATATATTTATATTGTTGGTCAGCGACCAACACGACCAACATAAGGTATAGTTTATCCTTGTTTTTGCTGAATTATTGACAAATGCCTAAAAAAGGAAGACCAACAGTCCGACCAACAAAAAACAACTACAACCAACAACGACCAACAGACCAACACATATTATATATATATTATTACTTTATAAATTATATATATTATATTATAAATGAGGTAGTTACGTTTTAAAGGCTATTTTTACATTTTTGAAATGTTGGTCTGTTGGTCTGTTGGTCGTGTTTTTTGCAAAATTCTGCGTGCAAAAATGTGTGTGTCTATGTTTTCTTTAAAATAAGGGGGTTCGGGGGATTTTTACTATAAAAGAATAGGGAATACGGTATTGTTATTTTTTACCATATTCCCTATTGTATTAAGATAAATGATTTGCCGCATGTCTGAAGCCATGCGAATGCAATCAATGACCGGATGCGGAACGGACTTTAAGCAAATCCAGCAGATGACGGATATCTCTAAGTGTCTGCATCATGACCAGTCTGTCTCCATAAGAAGTGTCAGATGCAGGATTAAGAACAATTTCCTCCACTTCATATATGCCATCGAGAAGGCTTTCTATGTTGCTGTTATCATCGTCCTGCAAATCATAGAGGAGATCCACCGCTTCATCGGTGAGTTTGACACCTTCGATGGTAAAGAAATTATCTTCAGGCATACCGGATGTTTCTTCAGCCAGTTTTAATATGTCAGTCTTCATCGCAGACCTCCTTTCCGGCATAAATACAACGAAGTGGCAAACCATGGAAGGCAGAGTAATGCAGGAACCACGGACACACATGAGGCACATATCAGCGCGGAGAATGAAAGACAGGCGTGGCCCATCAATAACACTTGAAGATTGTTTATGGAAGATTCCATGACCATTGAGAACAGTGCGTTCTCAGAATTCAGCCATAGAGTAAAGGCTGAATGTTCCGCAGACTTTGCGGATAATAGAAATTCGTTTCTCATCATTTGTGATGGTATTTGGCGTTTTAGGCAGAAAAAGAACGGCTGCCATTTCCCGTGTCGCCAAACACCATCACAGTCACTGCCGGAGCAGAAAAGTAATCGGGAAAGACAGCCGTAGCTTTTGCAAACAAAAATTGCACTTCTACAGTATCTTTATCATTTTCGTAAACTCACGAAAATGGTTATATATAGGCATAAAAAAAGCCCAACGATTTGTGAGCAATTAACCGCTGCCACAGCGACAATGACTAACATTGATGATATTTGGCACTGCAAATCTAAATATTAAAATCAGTCTATGCAAGTGTTTTTGGGAAAAGTTCAATTATAAAAGCCCGAATCTTCTTAATTCAACCTTACTGATCCGGGAATTGCTCTTAATCTTCTCACAGACCTTAGACACATCACCCGTGCCCAATCTGCCTAAACTGTTACTTTTAAGGAGTTTGGACTTTTTTACTGTCTTGATTGAGGAGCAATCTATATAACTGTCATGCGAAAGGAAGTCATAATCATCCCCTTTTACTAAATGCTGCATAGCTTGTACAAAAGGAGGCAGGTTTATATTGACATAGGAATTGAAAATAACACCACCATAAACATTTCCGTTCCCATCAAAGCCAAGAACTACAAAGAATTTATCACGACTGTTATCCCCCGGTTTAGGAGTTATACCGTTGGCCCTGTTCATGGTAATACGGAAAACATCGCCGATCTTAATTTCCGAAGGTTTCATTAAACTCTATTGAATCATTGATATATTCAACTAGCTGCTCACTGGCTCCCCCATCACGGGCGATATCTCCCGGATAGATTACATGATTCCCCTTTCTGGATCTAGCTTTTTCCCAACAAGCCGTATGAGAAGTTCTTTCCAGTTCCGTGAAACTCATCTTACCGTATTTGGAAATGCATTCGTCCAAAACCTCCATATCATAATCGGACAAATAGTCCGTATCGGAATCCCGTTTGGGCAACAAATAATAGTCCACAACATTTATGTCATTTTTCATGTTGGGGATAACACTTCTTTGACCTTTTATGGCATTATACAATTCCGTAGGAACCGGACCATGAGGAAGAGCGCAGAATTTATCGGTTATCATCAACTGCCCCCATTCAACCAAACTGCGCTGATTGGCGAAGTACAGTATCTTAAACAGATGATAATAATCCATACCCCCAACTTTGTTGAGAATATAAAGTACCACTTCTATTATCTTTTGTTTTTCCAATTCTATCATACTCTTACTTCATTCCTTTATAATTGAGAACGGTTAGTTTGCAGCAAATGTTTTATGCAAAAATAGATATTTAATTCATAATCTAAAAACAATATTACCAATCAGATATTAATTTATACTCTATTCTAAATTACGTTGCGATTCGCAACGTAATTTAAAGGTGTTAGTGAAATCAATTAAAAGCCATTACTCAATTTTGGGGGACTTATCTTTCAATTCATCCTATTCTTTCTAAGAAAATTTCAAATTATAGATTGTGCAATGCAATATTTTATTAGTATTTTTGTATGTAAATCAATGAATTATGGAAAATCCTATCTATCATCTGAGAAAAAACAAACGTAAATGGGATATAGAAGATATCACCTTACGATTACTGGCCATATCAGCCTTACTATTAGTAGTCTATATGACAATATTAATAATTAAAGCAATTGGCTGATAAATGAAGCGATTGTTGCTAATGAAGCTAATGCTGTAATTAACCATACAATGCGCTTAATAAGGAGTTTTTTCTTTTCTTTTTCTACTTTAGAAAAGCCTCCATTTTGGCAGAACTTCATTCCTTCAGGTGTTAAGCGACAACGAAAAGAGTTGTCGCTTAATTTTTTCACTGTAATATAGCCTGATGCTTTAAGAGTATATATAATCTCTTCAAGTTCATTCGAGTTCAAATCAACTAACCAATTCGTATTGAAGTCCTGATCCTTCAATGTGTGATATCTTATATAAACCAAAATTGTATCATATCTTGCAAAATCCATATCTATATTACTACATTAGCGGGATTAATAGTTAATAGCCATCCGAAAATATAATAGGCAAACAGAACATTTCTCGCTGTTTCCCATCAGCTTCAACCGCCTTGCAGAGCAAGGTAGTTGGAACAATAGGTTTGATTGGAACCAATCGTTCATCACTTATGGACATTATATCCACGTTGTTCACTTTTGCAATAATACTTGTAGTCATAATTTTATTTTTTATTGGTTATTAAAATGGCAGGCGTTCCACTTCGGGATCCTGCATATTTTTTTCTCTTGGTGTTTCGTTGCGTTTCAAATCAAGGCCATACATAGAGGCCAGTATGTCGTAATTCAATGCGATACAGCTTGTATTCTTATTCAGAGATTTGACACGGCGCACCATCATGGTATCGCTGCCTTGGGCTATATATTCTTCCGGAATATCCTTGCCTTCATTCTCCAGCTCTCCACGGGGTACTTCTTCCGTTTCCTTCCAATTGAAACGATGAGCTGCTATAGGACCTATATAACAGGCATTGGAACGAAGATTCTGCTCAATGGTAGACTGACTGGACTGTTCCCGGTTAAAGGAACTGCGGTCATACTGGGCATAAATCACAGATAGCCGGATATACATGACACATGTTCCGTCAGGCACAGGATAAGAAACAGATGATTTTCCAGGTCCGATCAGAGTAAGCTTCTGAGGATAATCGAAGTCAAAGTCACGGCCCGGAACCAATGCCTTGGTATCTATCATAACATCCATGGCCTTGAAGAATGTAGCCAGCTTGTCTGTACGTGAAATCAGATCCACCTGGAACTGAATTTTGTCGCAAGCTATTTTGAAAAACTCCTTGTACGTAAATGGCAGTTTCAGATCCGTATATTCTTCCACCAAACGGCACATGGCAAGAAACAGAGAGGCTGTTTTCATCAGACGGTCTATCTCACCATGAGCCAGCATCTGCGATTTCAGCTCCTTGTAACATTCAGTTTTAAGCCTGCGGATATTGTCCATTACCAACGGACGAAGCTTCAGTATCTCCAGCAACACATTGCACAAGCCGCGATCCTCTATATCCTTCAGCTCATTGAACAGGTTCACCTCTTCCTGAGTACGTTCCTTGGCAGGTTTTGGTACCTCGCACACAATGATACGGGACATCAACGAGTTATCATCACGTTGCGGTGTTTCCTGGCCGCAAATAATGATTGGAGCATATATCTTCTCAACCTCTATTTCCTTTCCGGTAGTTCCTTTCCGCTTCTGCCTTCCATCACCGTCATATACGGCGGTTTTCAAAAACTGAAACACTTTATCCTCTATTTCCTTGTTGTTATATTCATCTAAAACAACAGGAACGTCACGAAACATGGCCAGCATGGAAGACAGACCTGCGTAAGTGGTGGAAGGAAGATTGGTCAATGGAACCTTCGGATTCATGAACAACGATCGGATGCTGACTGCAATCTGTGTCTTTCCGGAAGACATCGGGCCCATGAAAAACGGAGCTGTAAACAAGCGGTCTATGCAATGGATATTACTTCGGAACGGGCACATCAAAGCAAACATGATAGCCCATTTCCCATTATCATTAAGCTGATACACCCGGTTCATCAGATCCGCCCATCGTTGGAACGTGCACTGTTTCTCAACAGGTATGTCCTTATAAAGCAAGTTACTGATTACTTCATACTTCTCTTTCATGTCCGAATTCATATATAATTGGGAGAAAGCCGGCAGATACCAGTTTTCGTTGTTATGAGTTGCCACACCCAGTTCGTTGACAGGGTCAAAACGATACTGTCCGTCCTGCTCATGGTATATACCATTGGCAAACGCAAAAAACATAGTGGACTGGTCCCGGCTGAATCCGTCGGGCTGCTGGTTCCCATAAGTACGGACTTCTTTACAGGACACAAAATTACGGGACATCCATTCGCGGATCTTTGTCCAATGCTTTTCTTCTCCATTACTGAAGTTGACAGCTTCCAGCATGATCAGTCTTTCCTCAATGGTTGATTTTTTAAGGAAGCATTTGGAAGGCGCTTCCAAATAAATAGGTTTCTTATAATATCGGCGATTGATACGCACTATACGTTTATTGTCCTCATCCTTGTCACTGACAATATGAATTAGTGGTTCCATGAAAAAATCTCCCACCAAAGTACCTCCCTGCTTATTATTGGTAAAGATATACGCCACAGGTTCTCCGTTACGGTTCAGACGGGGATAGAACTGGTAATCATCCAGCATCTTTTGATATACGGGATTCGATTCGACATAATCAGGAATGATATCGGGATCATAGAACCCTTCCTCCTGATCATCACGTTGCGCGTTGATGGCAACCCTTGATTTTCGCTTTGCCAAGTACGGTTTCAGCAATGTATTTAGATCTGTCTTGGTTAACTCCATCCATGTTGTAAACTTACTGAAGTTGACTATACGAACGGATTCTTCAGTGCAGGCTATCAAATCGGCACAACGCTGAAGGTAAGGTGTACGGTCTACCGGCTTATAGCGATTAAGGAACTGGTTATATTTAAAGACATAGGTATTGATGAATATCCATTCCTCATCCGGCTGTTCCTCCTCAATATAATCGTCTGACTGTTTTTTCTTGTTGATAAACGCGATATCGCTTCCCGGAACAAGTACGGAAATGTTGGTGACTCCGTTTCTGTAGCAGTCGGCCAAAGCTGCCATAGTGGTATTCTCCTCTCCTGTAGCAGAAATTACAAGAGCATCAGCGGACACATCCAGCAACTGGCAATCACGGCGTACCTTCTGAATATCTTCCATAGACAGACTTTCATGAAAATATATCTGAGGCACCGCCTCATAATTTTCCAAGAATTCATCAAAAGATGCTGATACATGAATACTAGTACGCTCCGTTACTAAAGCCGGGAGTACATCAAGACCATATACACCCGGTTTTAGTGTCTCAACTGTTGGAGCTTCCGGCATATTGGAACGCATCTGACGAATCTTACGGTCTACTACATCCGGTTCCTGTGAGAACCGACGTGCCAGGTTCCTGGTATAATCCAGACGGAGAGTTTCTGATTCCACACATGCCACTAACCGACAGACAGATGCCAATCTTTCTTCTTTCTCTACCGGGTCCTCTATTTTCTCCGGAAGAAATATGTTACAGAAATAAGTTACAAAACTAGCCGTGTTATTATTCAGCCATGCCAAAGTTTGCTCTTTTTTCTCCCTGGCCAGATCATCAGGATCTTTACCCTGAGGAAGACGTACACAATTAATGTTAAGCCCTGCACGAAGCATTGTTTCACAATTTTTCATGGAAGCCTTTATACCCGCTTCATCATCATCGTATACCAGTACCACTTTGTTGCTATAACGGGAAATCAATTTCACCTGGTCTTCTGTCAGAGCCGTTCCCGAGCCGGCAACAACGTTTTTCACGCCGGCTGCGTATAGGCTCATAACATCGAACTGTCCTTCCACCAGGTACACATATCCCACCTGACTGATGGAACGATAAGCTTGGTAAAGTCCGAAGAGATGTTTTCCTTTATGGAAAAGCGGTGTGTCGGTAGTATTGACATATTTCCCTACCTTTTTATTGGGCGTTACTATGCGCCCACTATATGCCACCGGTCTACCCTGCATATCCAGGAACGGAAAAATTATACGGTCACGGAATACATCGTAATAATCATAATCCCCTTGAGCCACAACGTTTACTTCAATTAGGCTTTGTGATAGATATCCGGCTGAAGAAAGAGAAGAATAAGCTTTGTTTCCCTGTGGCGCATATCCGATACGGAATGTTTTCAAAATCCCATCATCTAAGGAGTAACCACGTTTCTTTAAATAAGCTTCGGCTAAAGGAAGCTGAGACTGAAAAAAATTGGTAGCGGCATCCATGGCTACATATAGTGATTCACGATGTTTCCGTACTTCCAGTTCTTCTTTGGTTGCCTCGGTTTCTTCTACCTGTATACCCGCACGTTGAGCGCACCATAATACAGCTTCGGTGAATGACATGTTCTCATACTTTTGCAAAAAGTCAAAAACATCTCCTCCGGCACCGCATACAAAACATTTATACATTTGTCGAGATGGAGTAACGCGCATGGACGGATGACGATCGTTATGAAACGGACATACTCCGACATATCCCGGTCCTTTTTTCTCCAGTCTGACAAATGAGGATATCACATCTACGATATCAACTGCTGCTTTGACTTTATCTATGCTATTCTGACTTATTTTGTTCATCTGTTATTTCTCCTTCAAAGAGGTTTAATTGCCGCGCCTCGAATGCTTCCTGTAGGGTAATTTCTAGGTGCGTGGTTATTGCTACATATTCCGGCTCTGTAATTTGTACACGGCCATAATATAAATCCCAAAAGTGTATTTGTGACATACCGACTGCCTGATAAAAGGCACGGGTAGGTTTAAAGTACTCCGGGTGAACGAACTTTATTTTCAAAATTTCCTGTAAGATGTTCCGCTTGATCTGAGTTCCTACCGCTATCCGGTTTCTGATCAGAAACATTTTGACTGCGCTAGAAGTACGGCCTATGCGACAGGCCATTTCTTCTACAGTCAGCTTTCCAGCGTTATCGCGGACAAATCTTTTTTCGGCGTTGGTCCAACTTCCCTGGTTCATATTTCTTTTGTTTATAAATTCGAGTGTATGTATTATTAAAAACTACTTGCGGATGATCATGGATATACAAGCAACATATCCTGATGAATATTTCACGCATACCTTCCGGAACTAGGGTAACATCAAAGCATCTTCCTTCGCGTAAACCGTCAAGTGCGGAAAACACCTTACCTTCGTATTCGGTATATTCTTTCAACCCCATGGCATGGATGGTATCAAGTATCCATTCTCCATAATTATCCGGCAGACGAAATGAAGAGAAGTCCACCCCTTGAGATTTATCGGATAAAATCATAATACTTTGATGTTAATTCATTTACTGTTTTTTTTCAACAGGACGTATTGTCTTGCCTGTATCATATTCCCGGCTGATTACTGTTGCTATCTTACGGGATATCTCCTGACTATCAGCAGATATATCCTGTATCCGGGAATAGTGCACAATTGCCTCGCTGATAACGTACAATTCGTTAGGGGTAAGTTCCATTATGGAAAAAAGCCCTGAATGATCTACATCTACATACATAACTGACCTGATTTTATATCGTATCCTTTATTCTGAACAGACTTGAGAGGCAGATCATACTGCGGAAGACGCTGGTTATCACTGGCACGAAAACAGATACCGGCAGCATCCCAACGCACACGGATCTGACATTTGACACGCTTGACCTTACCATCAATCACACGTTTGCTTCGGATGCGGATAAATCCTTCAGCCTTACGTATATAACGTGCACGGTCTGTGTAAAAAAGGCGATAAAGGTGATAGCCACAGATAATCATTGCAGCTTCAAAAGTGTTTGAATAATACATAGTTGTTATTTTAAATTATTATTAATCCAGAATAAAATCATCTCCCTAATGGAATGAAGATCAAGCTTAGCTTGTATATCAGAACGGTGACGGTCAATCGTATTGGTTGAAAGAGAAAGTTTTTGGGCTATCTGTTCGGTATTAAGTCCATCCGCATACATGCGGAAGATGGTCATCTGTTGCTTTGTCAAAGGCAAAGTATATTGGGGATTACAGACAACATTTTCCAAACCGCAATCACCTGTACCACGCAATGGACAGTGAACCTGTTCAAAATGGAACGTGTGTTTACTTATATCAACCACATTGGTTTCGTATTCCCCGAAATTGCATCGGGCAAAACGACTCACAATCCGATAACGATAATACGAAGGATTCTGAGCACTTCCCTTATATAAAGAAGATAATGCTAGATAGGCACCGTGATAGTTTTACATAATATAATCATGCAAAATATTGAGCAAATCATAATGGGAAGATAACAACAAAAACGATTCTTGCCCGTTCATTGAAACCATAACGCCACCTGAAGGTGTGTTATAAAATTCTATATTGTTCAGTTTAAGCATAATTGTAATTTCGTTAAGAATCTTTGTCTATAAAGAAAAGAATACCAATTATCGTAAACACGCATCCACATAGAAAAGCAAATACGTAACTAATTATAATATTCATTGTTGGTTATTGCTGTATGTTGTTAAAATTGCGTAATGCAGATTCTAATGTATCATAATATTCTGCATTATAGATATAAGATACTTTATCCCCTTGGCTATATTCTTTGTCATTATCCGTAACTCCAACAATAAATTCCATCATTGAGCTTCCCAACCGGTGAACTCCGAGACAAAATGTCTTGTCTCTATTTTTTTTACTCTTGCTTGTAGCTAGTAAAAAAATGCCATTTACCATAGTTGGTTGCTCTGCTGTTGTCTCTTCAGACCTCATGTGGATATTTTCCAAAATATCAGTACTGAATTTTAGCGCGACAGAACATGATATCATTTCTTTTTTTGAGTCTTCTTTTTTCATATTATTCATTTTTAGGCATTAAATCATCCAAATACGCCCATTCTTCAATGGCATCTTTGGAACACTCATAATCATCGCACTCTTCATCGTCCCAACACTGCTCTGTTACGTTCCAATAGCGGACACCGTAACCAATTCCAGTGCTTAATTCCCCATACACAAGGCATGGTATCTGCGGATAATGTTCATTTTCGTATTCTCCATGAGCTTGTGGCACTTCATCTTTAGTCTTGTGCCATACGCTATTGATACGCCATTCAGAGCCATTTTCAAAACTAAGAGCAATCATTTCCTTAATATCGGAAACGCCATTTGGAACTCCGTTTGTTCCGAATGAATTAATTACTGATTCTGCATATTCTCTTACTGCTTCTTCTAACTTCTGTTTCATATCTGTTTTTGTTTTACTCTAATTGTTTATCGAACTTAATACATTCAAATAAATAGTGCGCAATTATAGGTTGTACTGCATTGCCTATACACTCCGTTCTGTCCACCCTATCGGGAAGTTCATTAGACTTTCCAGCAAATCGGGGTGAGGGTATTGACTGTCTTGTTCTCCATCCCGGATATACTCGTGTATATTGCCCCGATAGGTAGGGCTTCCGAAATATCGATTCTTGGGTGTTCCTTTTGCCGTTGATTTCACAGGAGTAGGCAATACAATATAATCGCTCCCGACCCTGTTGTATACCAAAGTCGGTGCCTGATAAACATTGCCATTCTGCATCATACCCGATTTCGGAAAGGTCGCATAAGACCCGTTCAAATCCCCGAATAAGGAGCATTGGACTGTTTTCAATGATGATGTATTTAGGTCTAACTTCCCGTATAACTCGGTACATTTCAGTCCATAAGCCACTTCTTTCACCGACAATTCCGACACCTTTTCCAGCAACGCTGATGTCTTGGCAAGGGAATCCACCGCTGATGATGTCAACAAATGTTGGATTCGAATACGTTCTAATATCTCTGTTGATTTCATGGTTTTCTCCAAAATTTTTTTTGATTATACTTGCTTGATAGTCTTCATATTCGCAGCTCCAAAGTGTTTTTATTCCGGCAAACGCTGCGCCCAAGCCGAAACCTTCTATCCCACTAAACAGAGAGCCATGAGTCAATTTACTTTGCTTCATCTCTATATCGTTTTACGCTAAACTTCAATTTCAAACTGCTCACTTTTAGCCGATGGCATTCGTTCAAGTAAAGATGATCCAACTGATACATAATACCCGTTTTCATTCTTGAGCGGAAGCCAAGCGCAATAAATTCCAGTCTTTTCATCCATAACAGGAATGCCAAACTTAGAAAGCGGTTTGCCATCAATACCTCTAAATTTTTTACGCCACTTATCAATAAACTCTTTAGCATCCTTTTTGCGTTTATTCGGTTTCCAAAGAGGATTATCCTTGTACTCATTATTAGGAGAGAGTTTTTCTGGAACAAACGATTTATCATTGAAGCCTATCAAATTGTAGTTCCACTCTGCGGTTATTCCAAACACCCAGCCATAACCGATGGCATCAGGTCTTGTACCGCAGTATTCTTGTACCATATCCTTTGCTTCTTCCTGTTCACGTAGAAGCTGCTCATTCATTTGTTTCAGTAGCTTCTCAAGCTCTGAACCTTGTTTTGCTATTATCTTCATTTCTGTTCCAGGTTTGAATTATTCTTTTGCTGCAAATTCTATCAACTTGACAAGAACAGTAACAGGATGCCCGTGAAACTCTTCAACCGGATCGCCACTCTCCATATTTACAACTACTCCAACAATGCTACTGCGACCAAAACCATCAGCGTTGCCAGGGTGAAGCATTATTCCAAACTTCGCACCGCCACGGCTAAAAGAAACCGGAAGAAGTTGGAGAAGTCTGGTTGTGGAGAAGGCACCGCAATACCCTTCATTTTTAACCAAAGTGTTATCTAATGAGTATGCTCCAGACTCCAAGTTAAACGCAATATCCATCATTGAATCAGGAATACCAGCGTTGATTAATATTTCAGAATCCTTCGCCCCAGTGCCTATTATTTTCTTTGCGATAGGGATTCGATTATAGCAAGCCTTACCGTCTATGCTTGGCCTTAAAACCTTGATTATTGTTTCACTCATATTATAATTTATTTGATTTAAAATGTAAGTTTTCACATTTCTTTATGCTATGTAGAAACAGACCATATTCCGTTTCTGATAAATGAGAGTGGTACTTCGTAAAGCATGTCGGGCACTCTTTTATAGAGACGGTCCCAATAGGAACTTCTGCAATTCCACAGATATGCTTATAGTAATCATTGAGAATACATGTGCCACATTCGGGGCATTCAAAGACGTTCCTATTATAGATGCCTATTGAAGTAGTCTTGTATCGTTTATCTATTTCCATAAAATTCCATTTTATTTGGTTTTACTTCAATAATGTTTTTATTGAAGTAATATAACTACGCCCAGCATCAGTTGGACGATAAACAACATCACCAAATGGTCCAGCCGATTTTGTCAACAAACCGTTTTTTACCATTTCTTCTAAATCGTCGTAAGCTTCACTATAGCCACCCCATCCTTTTTTGCAGATATTCCCTAAATGAATAAGCTGCATCTTACTTAATTTTATATTCATTTGGTTCATATTTATATCAGTGAGTAATAAAGGATTCGAACCTTTATTTTTCGATCCTGCAATCGAACGTCTTACCATTAGACCAATTTCCCATTTCGTCGCTTCCGTCTTCCCAGATTAAGGCGACTAACCTAAACTAAACTCTTCTATCTTTAAATTTATTTTTTCCAGAAATTATCAAGTCTGTGAAGTAAATGCCTTCCAAAGGCTTCGATTGCTGAAAATGATTTATATAATCCTTTCTATATTGAAAAGGGACTTGAGGAGTTATTTTAATGCTTTAGCTATTATTATTTAAATAAGATTGTATAATTTCATTGAAATATCTCAATTCTAATGGGCGAAATCCATTTCTAGTTAATTTCTGGTAAAATGTTGAATAAGGCATACCTGATATGGCAGTATATTCATCTCGAAACCTAACTCTATCTTTTTCCGATAATAATCCAAATTGGTATTTGGGTTCCATTTTTTCTATTTTTCCTTCTTTTTCCATTAATAATCCGTTTTTTAGTTTTATATTTATACTGCAAACATAAGGTATTTATTATATAATACAAAGAATATATTGTATTAATTGATATATACTTTATATATTTAGAATTAATATAAATAATAGTATGTTTAAAGGTCAGAGAATCATAGATTTACTAATTGATAGGAGAAAAAAGAAAAAAGATCTATATGAATATCTTGGTATAACTCCTGTAGGATTAGATAGCATTATCAAAGGAAGTAATGTTAGAGCAGGGAACTTGGAGAAAATAGCTGATTTTTTCAAAGTCCCTATTGATTTTTTCTTTGATAGAGATGTCTATAATTTACCTGGAGAACAAGCTATAGAAGGGGAGGAGAATAAACATGAAGAAATGAGTGTTTCTCAGGAAAATATATATTTAAAAAGGATTTTAGAAGAAAAGGAGAGGACGATTCAAATATTGCTTTCACAAAAAAAGCAATCTTAAAAACATAATAAAATCGAACAAAAGTAGAACAAATTAATTTTAACCAATTAACAATCAGAACTTTTGGAAATCCGCCAGGAACCTCTAAAGCCAAAGAAGGATTAGAATGAAAATTTCTAATCCTTCTTTGGCTTTTAGGGGCTCAGCCGATTTTTTGGATTGGTAGGTAGTACCGGCTCAGTTTGAAAACTTGGGGGAATTAGTTAAAAACACTATCTTTGTGGCATGAAACAGAACCTTCACCCCCCTGCCACTCCACTGGAGATGTTGAGCTTGTTCCTTCCTGCAGGCCTGCTTGACTATTTTGACCTGGTTAACCATGTCTCTCAAGAGACTTGCTTCATTTTTTTTCTTGAG